ACCCCGGGGGTCTGGGCGGCGAAATCCGGGTCGGCCACCACGGTGCCGCCGATCCCGTCCCGCAGCTCGAAAGCGTGCACCTTGCCGATCGCCGAGTCGTAGCCCAGGCCGGAGATATCCCCGATGTACAGGGGTGCCGTGCTGGCAGCAATCGACGTGGTGCCGGACTCCACCACCTGATCGAATTGCGTCCATGGCCCGGCGATCGTCGGCGCCCAGTAGAACGTGATCGTCCGGCCGCCGCTGCCGTTGTTGACATCCANGACCACCCGCACGGCCATACGGCCGGACCTGACCGGCAGTAGATCCGCAGCGGACCCGACCTGCAGCAGGCTGCTGCTGTCCGGTGACCAGCTGAGCCATACGCGCCCACCGCCCAGCAGCAGCCGCCACGACCGCTGGGCGGAGGTCACGTTCCACCGGCCCGCCAGCTCCCAAAAATCGCTCGGCGCCCACGACGGCAGCGTCGCGTCGATCCGGACATCCAGGTCGCCGGTGATGTCCAGGGCGCTGGTGGCGGGCGTGGCGGCCCGGCCGGAGCGTCCGCCCGGCAGACGCAGGTACGTCTCATCCCCCGGCAGCGACACCCGCAGCGGGACGTTGCGGGTCAGCAGCCCGTAGTACGGGCTGCGCGGATTGCGGGGGCTGTATTTGCCGTCCCGATTGTTCAAGGTGAGAGTGCACCGGGACGGATCGGCCACCGATCCCTCGCCCGAGCGGCCGCGGGTGATCTCGATCGGGTCCCGGTCGTAGACATCGCCGGTGATGTCCACCCACGTGCCGCCGAGCTGCAGCTCTACCCGCTCACCCCACCTGCTCATGCCGACCCCAGCACGGCTTGCACTTGGCCGCCGCGGTCGCGGATGGACCGCCGCAGCACCTCCACCAGAAGGTCATCGAGCTGGCTGCCGCCGGAGCGGATGTCCAGGCGGACGGTCGGCCCGCCGTCGCCACCACTGGCACCGGACGGGGTGGCGCGGTCCAGCACCGCATACGGGTCCATCGCCAGGTCCGGGGCGTAGAGGATGCGGCCGGCGGCGTCCAGCAGCACCCCGCCCAGGCCGAGGGCGCCCTTGGCGATGAGTCCCCGGGTCTGGTTCATGCCGTCCAGCAGGCCGAGGGCCGCGTTCTTGCCGATCTCGGCCATGAGCTTGCTGGGGCTGGAGATGTTCAGGAAGCGCTCAATCGGGTCCGGGATGACGCGCTTGATCCACCCCATGACCTGGTTGTAGAGCCAGCTCCCCAGGCTCACGATGCCGTTCCACAAGCCGGTGACCACGCTCCGGCCGGCGTTGTAGAGCAGGCTGCCGAGGTTGCCCACGGCGTTCCTGATCTTGCCGGGGAGCTGCCGCACCAGGCTGATGACGCGGCTGATGCCATTGATGGTCGATTGCCGTATCTGCTGCCACGCATTCGACACCATGGTCTTCAGCGTGTTCCACGCATTGGTCGCGGTCTGCTTGATTTGGTTCCATTTTTCACCAAGCCAGGCGCTGATGGAATTCCAAATCGAAGCTGTCTTTTCCTTGATCCAGTTCCAGGCTGCCTGCGTCGCCTTTTTGATCTCGTCCCACTTCCAGATGATCAGTGCGACCAGAGCGATCACGGCGGTGATCACCCAGCCGACCGGTCCCATCGCGATGAACCAACTCGCGGCGATCCGCGCAGCCGCGACCAGGGCGCGGGCGGCCATCATCGCCCAGGTGGCGGCCCAGCGGGCACCGGTCGCCACAGCCGACGCGGTGACTTTCGCCGCATTGCCGACGATACTCGTCGCCGCCGTGCCCACCGCCGTCGCCGCCCGCGCCGCGCCCTTGCCGACCATGGAGAACGCTTTGCCGCCGACCAGCGCGGCGGCGGCCAGCCCACCCAGATCCGAGCCCATGGGCAGCAGCACCTGCCCGATACCTGCGGCGGCCTGCGCCGTCTCCCCGAAAATGCCAGGAGCATTCGCCATTGATGCCAGCGCCTGCTCAGTTTTGCGGCGCCACTCCTCGATGCCGTGGGCGGCGTTGTCATTGAGCGTTTGACCGAGCTTGTCGGCGGCATCAGAGGTATCGCCCAAGACATCCGTGGTGTTCTGCAATTGCCGCAAGAACTGTGGGATGTCCTTGACCGCCAAATCCTCTAGCGGCGTGCCAAATAGAGTGATCGCCGTTTCGGCCTGCTTTCCGGGGTCCTTGATTTTCAGCAGGCCGTCAATGATCTGCCCAAACGCCTTGCGAGCTGTCTCGCCGCCCTGGGCGAATTTCGTCTGCAACTCGGATTGTTTCAGACCGATCGAATCCAGGGCCTCTTCGACTGGGCCGGAGGACGACGCGATCTGCAGGGTGATTTCCTTGATGGCATCGCCGGTTTTGTCCAGCCCGTATTTGCCCTTGTCGGCTGCTTGAACGAGCAGGTTAAAGGCCCGCTGCCCCTTGATCCCGAGTTGCTCCAGGAATGGGCCGTATTCGTCCAGCGCGTCGATCAGATCGTCGCGGACAGCAGCCGGGACTTTTTGCAGCGCGGCGGTCAGCAGGTCCATGCCCTGCTCGGCGTCCCGCACCAGGCCAGTCTTGGCCATCTGGCCCACGACCTGCAGGGACCGGCCGACCTCAACCCCAAACGCCGTGGCCAGGTTGAGCGCCTTGGCGGCCATGTCCTGCACGGCCTCATTGCTGGAGCTGCGCATCCCCTCGATGCTGGTGACCACCGCGCCGACCGCGTCGTGCACCTGCTCCAGCCCGGTCCCCAGACCCTGGGTGTACAGGTCACCAGCAATGCGGCCGAGCCGCGCAGCCTCCGGGCCGGTAGCCCCGATCTGTGCGGCCAGCTTGTCGCCGAGCGCCTCCTTCTCCAGGCCGGCCGTAACCCCGGTGCCGATGGCGGCGCCCGCCCCAGCACCCAGGGCGGCGCCGGCGGCGGCGATCTTCTCCGAGTGCTGCTCGAAGAAGGAATCGACCCGGCTCAAGCCCTGGCGGACCCGGTCGGCGTCCACGCCGATCTTCACCACGAGGTCAGCGAGAGTCGCCATCGGCCGTCCCCTTCGTGCGATCGACGCCGCCGAACATGCGGTTCAGTTGGCGGACAACAGCAAGTTGGTCGCGCCAGGACTGGGGTTTGCGGTCCCACTTGAGGAGGAAGTCCCGCAGCTTGGCCCGGCGGCCCTTCTTGCCGGCCAGAGAGTTGGCGATGACGGTGGAGATCAGCGCCGCCTGGATATCGCCGCGCTCACCCCCGAGCGGGCCGGTGATCCGCTCATACGCCATCCACTCGGTGAGCTCAGCCGAGGGCATGCGGGCCAGCAGCTCGGAGACCGGCATGCCCAAATGGGCCGCTAGGCGGAAGTAGAACCGGCGCTCTGGCCGGTCACGGAGTTTTTTGCCGCCTCCTCCACGGCGTCCTCGTTCATGCCGGACAGGCGCCGGGCCACGTCGAACAGGCGATCCAGGACCGCCCCGCTCTTGGTGCCCAAGGCCTTGGCGTCATCGTCGGAGAACAGGCGCTTGCCCTGCTCGTCCACGATGCACCGCACCACGAGCTTGGCCCGGAAGTTGTGCAGTGCAGCCCCGAGCGCCATGCCCTTCTGCCGGGCCTCGGCCATCTTCGCCTCGAAGGCGTCGCGTTCAGCGCCGGTGAGGGCCCGCACGCGGACGGTGCCGCCCCACTCGGGGACGTGGACGTCTTCGTACTGGAGGTCGTTGGCGGCGAGGATCGCGTCTTTGCTCAGCAGCATGTCAGCCTCAGCTCAGGGTCGGCTTGCCGGTGACCTTGAAGGTCAGCGAGGCGGCCAGCTTGTCGTCGTAGGGCGCCTCCGGCTCAAAACCGGTGAGGATCGCCTGGATGGACCAGGTGGTCGAGTCGGGGAACACCAGCTGGTAGTTCCGCGGCTCGTCGTCGTCGAAGTCGGCCACGAGCGTGTCGTGCTTGGACGGGTCGTAGTTGATGTCCGCCGACACCTCACCCGCGTCCTTCAGGCCGCCGACGAATTCCATCCAGCCGTCCGGGCTGTCGTGCGCGGTGACGTCGATCGTCTCCCGGCTCAGGCCGGGACCGCTGATGCTGGTGACGTTGGCGATCGCGGTGAAGATCTCGGGGGTGCCGCCGTCCCCACGCAGTAGCTGCGTGCCGAACGCGTCGATGCCGGCCATGACTCACTCCTGTCCTGTGATGGTGCGGAACCTGATCGGGATGTGCCGCAAATCGCCCGGCGCCGCCGGATCGGTGAGGGTCTGCATGAACTCCAGCCGGGTGGCGATGTGCCGCAGGCCGGCGATGATCAGCGGCTGGTGGTCCAGCAGCTCCACGATCCGGTTGGCGATCGCCAGGCCCTGGGCGAAACCGCGGTAGCGGGACCACACGTGCAGCGTCTGCGTGGTCTGTCGGCCGAACTCGCCGTGCTGGTTGTCGGCGATCTCCGTGCCCTCGCCGATCACCACATACGGGTACGCCGCATCCTCTGGCACGTAGTCGTACACGCCGCTGATCATGGATATCAGCTCGTCGTCGCCGGTCAGGCGGGCGTAGTAGGCGGCCTGCACCCGCGGCAAGGCCACCAGGGCGGCGGCGCTGCTCACCCGCCCACCGCCTTACGGACCTCTTCACGCACCCGCCGCGGCAGCCGGGGACGCTCGGCCTCCAGTGCCGGATGCAGTGACGGCTGAGCGGGCATGCTGCGAGTGCCGTGCTCGACGAACGTGGCGTAGTAGGACTCCGGGTCCCACCAGCCGACGTCTGCGGTCAGACCGCCCTCGCTGTAGCGGATACGGACGGTGCGCCGCAGCCGACCGGTGTCCACCGGCACGGCTTCCTCGGTTTCCTTTTTGACCTGCTCGGCGCCGGCGCGGATCGCCCGCTTGCATGCGTCGATCAGCTCGTCGGGCAGGTCCTGCAGCCGCCGACGCAGTTGCGGCATGCCCTGGATGTCGACGGTGACGCTGCCGCGGGGCACGGTTGTCAGCTCTCCAGCTCCAGCACGGCCACCGTCACCGAGGTGACCCCCGAGTAGGAGATGGAGGCGCGTCCGTTGGCGCCGGCGGCCAGGCGGGGCAGTGGGATGATGCCGTGATCACCGCCGCCCACGGTCATCTCCATGTCCTCGACGGCCAGTCCTTTGACGGTGCCCGGCGTGGTGATCGTGACCGTGACGGGCGAGCCGCCGCCGTTGGCCACATAAAAGAAGCGGCCAGGCCCGACGGGGGCGGTGTCTCCGTCGCTGTCGGCGGCCACCGCGGCCCCGGCCACGTCACCCAGCCCGCCGTCGATCGGCACCTTCGTGACGGTCAGTGCGGCCACGGTCAGGCTCCTTCCGGCTGAATCAGCTCACATTCGGCTCGCAGGTAGCGAGGAGTGGACGGGGTGGAGGTGGCCAGCACCCGCAGCACCTGGCCGCCGCCGCGCAGCTCGTCCCCGCGGCGCACGTCCGCCGTGGGGAGCAGGTAGACGGTGTGGGTGTGCCGGGCTCCGGCCTGCTGGGCGAGCATGCGTTCGGCTGTGGTGGGCTGGTCGACCTTGGCGCGCACGTCCGCTTGCTGCACGTAGATGACCTGCTGGCCGCCGGTCCCGTCACCGGAGGTTGCGGGGCGCCAGACCTGGAGCGTGCGGTTCAGCCAGTGGCTGATCACGACGTCGTCCTGGCCCGGTAGGCGCTGATGACGCGCCGGTCCGTTTGTGACAGTTCCATGCCGAGCGACTCGGCGGCGAAGCTGCGGGAGTGGTCGCCGAGGACCTCTTGGGTGAGGTTGGCGGGGTTGGTCCATGCCTGGGCGGCCAGCCGCAGCGCGATCCGCCGCAGCCCTGCCGGCCAGGTGGCGAACCCAGCGGTGTAGGTGAGCCGTACCACCTGGTCGCCGGTCGGCCAGCACCCGCCGATGCGGGTGAGGATTCCGGCCTGCGACCAGGTGTAGTCGGCGCCGTGCATCAGCGTCGAAGAGACGCTGCCGTCGCGGTTCAGCAGNTCCACCGAGTCCACGGCGGTGACCGGCCAGCGGGGCAGCACCAGCCGCACCGACCCGGCCGCCGCGTGATGCTGCCCGTCATTGTGGGTCGGGCCGTCCAGGATCACGGTGTCCTCGGAGGAATCGAGCGTCTGCCCGGCTTCCTCCTCGATCACCCCCTGGGCCAGCTCGAGGAGCAGCGCGGCGGCGGCGTCGTCGTCGGCGCTCCAGTCGGCGGCCGGAATCCGCAGCCAGGCGCGCAGGTCAGACGGTGTGGCGACAGGCATCTATCCGTCCTGGGCCTGGAGCGCGGCGATGATGTCAGCTTTGCGGGTGGCGCCGCCGAGGTCGACGCCGTGCTCGGCCGCGTAGGCGCGCAGCTCGGGCACGGTCATCGACGTCAACGGCACCTCGGTGGGCTGGTGGGCGGCGGGTTCGTCGGCGTAGATGCCGTACCCGCCGTCCACCAGCTGCGCGGCCTGCTCGTCGTCGAAGGTGGCGATCTGGCCAGGCTGGACCGATCCGTGTGGGCTGGCCAGCAGGGTCAGCATCTTCACCTGTCGGGTCACTTGGGCGCCTTCCGCGGCGAGCCGAGGATGACCAGG